CATATAATTCCTTAAAAAATATATATTATTACATATAACACATTACCTCTCGCTTCGTTCCTATTGCTAAAGAGTTTTTATGAACTGTGTTGTGTTTTTCGATTGCTAACAGTCAATCTACATCAATCCTGCCGCCCTACTACCGGACGCGGCTCAACGTGTACGAGTGTCCTTATCACGGGACCTTTTTCTCAGCGGTATTTTTAATCTGGCCCGCCAACCTTAGGTGTTAGATTGTTTTGCCTTGATGTGATGTTCTAGCAATGCCTGTTTGAGTTTGTCTGATCCGCCTACTCTAACATTAATGATACCGTTATAGTAATCATCAGTTTCAAGTACACGCCTATCAAACTGTTCTCTTGCCTCTATATAGGACATTTCGCCCCTACCTTTACATAGGTATAATATTTCTCTTGTAAACTTGTTTTCGCCTAGTTGTGCAACGTCTGCGTTTAGTCTGTCACTGGATCCCCAGTAATCTTTCCAATCGCTTTCTTTTTTTCCACGTCTTTTATTTTTTTTGCCTTTGAGTGGTGGCTTGGTAGTTTTAAATTTTGCTAGTTTCTTGCCTATATATTTTTGGCCTGTAGTGGTATTTGTAATTAGATAAACAAAGCCTTCATACTCATCTGGTATTGTGTCAATTGTTTTTCCTTGATAAGTCCACTGCATGAACTTACTTACCGTGTCTTCTATTTCTCTGCCTCGATCTTGGTTTTGAACGTTTCGTTAATCTCGTCCATACGTAATTTACTCAATCTGCGTATCTCTCTGAGGCATTTCCGGCTTGCCCGGTGTGTCCTATAAGATAAACGATTTTCAAAATTCTCGTTTTCCTTGAAATACTCCATATATGCTTTTGTTAATAGATCGTGTGTGTCGTCGGTCATTAATCTACTATTTCTATGTCATTTTCATATGAAGTAAAGCCATTTTCTTTAACAACTTTCATTAAATGATTAACTCTACCAATTAATTCGTCTTTGTGTGAGATAAGAAACACATTTTTATTGCGTTCTCTACCCATCTTCTTAAGAACTGCTAAAGATCCTTCAACTCCAGCAGTGTCCATACCGCTGTCAATTAACTCATCAATAAACAATAAGTTAATATTTTGATATAAACTTTCCCAAACATCTCTAAATGCAAAACTCATACCAAGGATAAGTCTATTACGCTCACCTCTTGACAAGTTATCAAAGTCTAAGTCTTGACCAAGTTGTGTAATCTCAACATTTAGATCGTTTTGGAATACAACCTGATGTGGTAAACCTAGTTTGTCAAGATAATATGTAAGTCTATTGTTTAAGTATGCTAAGTTTTGATCAATAATCTTCTTACGAATAAAACTATCTTTGTTTGTTAACAGTTTTAATAAAAACTCTTGATGTTCTTTGAAACTAGTTAAGTCATTAACAGGAGACCAGTCTATAATTTGTACGGCTGTTGTGGTCAACTCGTCAATTTGTTTTTGATAAGGATCTTCTTCGTCTTGTTTATTTTGTAAAGCAGTTTTTAAACTGTCAACATTCTGTCTATGCTCGTATGCTTCTTTTGCTGTTTCATAGTAAGTAGTAGGTTTACCATTGATATCACCAATGTCTCCAAGTCCCTTAACAACGTCATCTACTTTTTTAGAAATTTCTGATCGATAGTCAATTGCTTCATCTAATTCTTTTTCTTTACGTGTTTGTAGTTCTGCTTTTTTATCTGCGTGTAGTTCTTGTCCACATGTATAACAAGTAGCATCTTCAAGATTTGTTATGTCTTTAGTTGCTTTTTCAACACTCTTCTCAGCACGTTGTAGTGCTGGCTCTAATGTGCTTAATTCTTTTTTAAGAGCCAAAATAGCATTGTTATGTTCATTCCAATTAGATAGTTTTTCATGAGATTCTAATTCAATATTAACATCTAAGTGTTCTAACTCATCAATAGCAGATGCTAGTTTACTAATGTCTTGTTGCTTCTTAGCAAGCCAAGCACGTTGTGTTCCTTGCAAACTAGAAATAGTGTCTTCGATCTTGCTATTTGCTGTTTGTATTGCTTCAATCTTTAATGTTTCTTGTGTAATAGTTTCTTTAGTCTGCCGAACTTGGTCTTTTAAAGTATCTGCTTTCTCACTAAGGATAGTAATACCTAACAACTGTTCAATGATAGCACGTTGATCGTTCTGCCTCATACTTAAAAACGGTTCAGTATACGTATTAAGTGCAACAACATGCTTGAACATATCGTGGGTCATGCCTAATAGTTGATTAATATCTTCTTGTGTTTTACGTGAATCACCTTGTGACTCATCTAACATTTCTTGTTCTTGATTGTTAATATAAAATTTAAGGACATTAGGTGACCGCCCTCTTTCAATTCTATAATCTATGCCATCTTTTTCAAAATGCAGTGTTACTAACATGCCTTTGCTATTAGTTTTGTTAATAAGATTATTACGTTTAATATTTGTTAACGCTGTACCGTATAACGCATAACTTAAAGCATTAATGATAGTAGTTTTACCAGTACCATTACGTGATCCGTTATCATCTCCGCCTTGATCTAAGTTTTCACCTAGTACAAGTGTTAGTTGTTCTTTATTAAAGTCAACAGCCTGAGTTTGATTACCCACACTCATAAAGTTTTTTACAGTTAGGTCTTTAATTTGTATCATAGTTCGTTATAGATGTCCAATAGCATTTTCTTGTTAAAGTTGTCTGAGTCAATTGCAGTAATTTCTTTAGATACAATTTCGTCAACACTTTCAAATGTTGAAATATCTAAATCTGTTGAAATTTCTTCAACCTGTTTTTGCGGGATTAAAGTAATCTCTCTACATCCATGTTGTGAGATATACGTTTCTTTAATGAATTGTGCTTCTTCGTAACTAATTGGAACATCAATAGTAACACGTAGGTACATATTACTTTTAATAATATCCTGATTAGGATCTAATAATCGACTAAGTGTAGTTGTTCGATACTTAGGACAATCACTCCAACTTAAATATTCCGGTTCTTTATTGTTTTCTCTATCAAGAATCATCATTCCGCGATCGTCATCCCATGCATCTGCATAGTTGTGTGGAAATGCATTACCAATGTAGTGTACCTTGCCTTGTTTCTGGCGTTTGTGGAAGTGCCCACTAAACACATATTCTTGATTTACAAAATGTTCACTCTTTAGTTCTCCATGATCAGGCATTTGTACCATGGCGTTCATATAAAAACTAGGAAGTTCAAAGTGTCCAAACATATACTTTGTTTTAATGTCCTTCATCTTCTTCCATTCGTCGCCTACTAACCAAGGGACTAGTGCAACATCCTCTTCTTGATATATTTCATCAATAAAAGTAATACCAGGAATGTATGTAGCAAACGCTGTCGAGTTGACATCACGCTTATCTTTATAATATAAGTCGTGATTACCATCAAAGAAGTAGAACTTTTCAAATGAACTACCAAGTTTTTCCATACAACGGATTGTAGCATCCATAGTTGTAAGATTTAAACTGTTTCTATTATGATGCCAGTCGCCACAAAAGATACCTGTTTCACAGTTATTGGCCTTTGCTTGTTCGATAAACCAATCTACGAAACGTTCACAATCATCGTTATGTACTTTACTATTGCCTTTTAGGCCAAGATGAATGTCAGTAAAGACAGCCGCTTTTTTAAACACTTATAATCACTCCTGTTTTCTATATTATTATACGTTAAAAACTATACATTGTCAAGTGTTTATTTTTTTAGCGTTTGCTTCTGCTTCTCGCTTCTGTTGGGCTTCCCATTCACCAGAATGTTGTCTAGTATATGAAGGATTCATATTATTCATCTCTAAAATATCATCTCTAATGTTTTGATTACGCTTTTCTAAGTTGATAACACGTACAAACGAGTTTGTAACTGCCGCTGTATAGTAAGCAAATGGGTTTTGCGACTTCGACTCGTCAAATTGTAGTCCAATTTGTGCTAATTGCAGTATTGCTTGTCCACGCATTTCGTCATTGTATGTGTATCCACGTACATTTCCTCTTGTTGCGTATCTATCACACAGTTTCATCCACATCATAGCAAGTTTATTAGTTGCTTTTCCGTGGCCTTTGTTAAAAAAGCCGTTTTCTAGTCCGCCTTCCCAGTGTGATTTGCCTACACAAACTAATTCATCGTGTTCATTAAACTTATAGTGCTGAAACGGTGGAAAATTAAGTTTTGTCTTTGTATCTGCTATAGTTTTAGGATTTTTCTTTCTTCCGGGCTCTTCTGGAATGTGGTCAAATGTCATAATTCGAAAAATTAATTCTTCTTTTGTAATTTTTCGGTAATCAACTTCGCATTCTGCTTGTTTAATCTTTTCTCCGGCCATTTTTCTTGTTTCAAAGGCTAATTGGCTTTGTTTTTTTGCTTTATTACGCTTTGCTTCGGCAATAGTACGAATGTTTATCTTGTCTATACTAGGCAAAATTATATCAAACATACCATATTCGTCAGCAACATAACTACAAAAGGTGCTTTTTGATTTGTGTATCTCTTTTAAGATATCTTTGTTGTTTAAGTAATTTACTTTTCTCATTAGGTCTCCGATTTAATATATATTAGTTACTATTATAATATACGTAGTTAAAAAAGTCAACTAAATAATACTATAAAGTTTAATGGAGTAATTTATGACAACATTTCGAGATCAAGATCCAAATTCGTCCGGTGTACAAAATTCTGGTTCTATTGGAGCCACAGTACAAAGTGTGACTAAAGCAGTAAAAAAGCGTGTTAATGCATATCGGTCGGGTATTGAAGAAATTGTTGCTCGTCGTAGTGTTAACATACCAAAAGATGCTGTACCAAAAAACCGAACAACATCAGAAGCAAAGATTATAGACAGTGCAGGTGATAATGATTGGCGTGTTAGTATTAGTATTCCTCCAGTTATTGGTGAATTAGATTCTAGTTTAATGGCACCACTAGTAAATTCAGGTAATAGATTAATATTTCCGTTTACTCCGTCAGTAATATTTTCGCATCAGGCGTCATATAGTTCAATGCAACCTGTACATAGTAATTATCCTTTTTACAATTACCAGAACTCCGCTGTGGATGCTATAGTAGTATCCGGTGATTTCTTTATTGAAACTAATGAAGATGCAGAATATTGGGTTGCGGCAGTAACTTACTTGCGTACACTAACAAAAATGTTTTATGGAGACAACGGAGCAAACACAGGTAATCCGCCACCAATTGTAAAATTTAATGGATACGGAGAATATGTGTTTAAAAATGTTCCTTGTGTTGTAACAAGTTTTAACGTTGATATGCCACAAGATGTTGATTACTTAAAAACAAATATCGCAGGTGGCGATGCTGGAACTAACGAAAGTGAACCAGGAACTTGGGTACCTGCACAAAGTTTGATAGCAGTAACACTACAGCCTATTTACAGTAGAACACATGTTGAACAATTTAATCTTAATGATTTTGTTAGTGGTAATTTAATTAGTACGAGAGGATTTTTATAATGTCTGTTTCATATACAAATTCTAGTCCGTGGAAAAATACAAAAGTGGTAGACAATAGATATTTAGGAACATTTCAAATACGACCAGTTCCGTCAGAACCAGATGATTTTTTATATACAATTGAAACACAATATACACATAGACCTGACTTATTAGCACATGATGTTTATGGTAGTAGTAAATTATGGTGGGTATTTGCACAAAGAAATATGGATGTAATAAAAGACCCTGTGTTTGATATGGTAGCCGGAGTAAAAATATTTCTACCAAAAGGTCCTTCACTTAAAAATGTATTAGGAGTTTAAATTGAGTTTTAAAGCACTCTTTAATCGAGTATCAAATAAGATCGAAAACATTGTCGATAATGTTCCTGAACTTGCAGGAGATTTACAAAATACTCTTGACCGAACAGCATCTATATTCAAAGGAGAAGCATTAAATTCTGTAGGATCAACAGTAGCAGGACTGTCAGGTAGTTTAAAAGATGGTGACCTTTTTGCGGCAATGGATCCGAAGCAATTTAAAAGTAACTTAGATGCAAAACCAGGACCAATTGGATATACAACCAAAGTTGGAACACTAGTTCCAGGCGAGTCACAGCCTCCATGGCCTAATGAACTAGAAGATTTTGCTAGTATGAACACTATTATTACTTTGGCCTGTTTAAGTCATGAACAAATTAATGACCCTGATAATACATATCGAAAAACAGGTTTAACAAATATTGTTTGTCAAAGTGGCGGCGGAGCCGGTAGTAGAAAAAATAAAACTCAAGTTGAAATTGCTTTAGGTAATAATGTAGAATTTTTTATTGATAATTTTGAAATTAGCGTAAATGCTATGCCTAGTCTTGCTTATGGTTTTAATAGTAATGTAACAAAATTAACATTTGATGTACTAGAACCATATAGCATGGGATTATTTTGGCAAGCATTAACGATTGCCGCGGCAAAAGCAGGATTTGTAGATTATACAACAGCATGTTTTGCTCTCCAAATAGATTTTAAAGGTTGGGATGTAGATGGAAACCAAGTTGAAGTTCCGTATGCTAGACGGTTCTTTCCTATAAAACTTACTAATTCAACTTTCTCTGTAAATGAAGGTGGCTCAACATATATGGTTGAAGCGATAGCATGGAATGAACGTGCATTATCAGACAGTGTGCAACAAGTCAAAACAGATATAGCAATTAAAGGAAGAACTGTAAAAGAAATTTTACAATCAGGTGCCCAAAGTGTAACATCAGTTATGAACTCACGTTTATTAGATATGCAAAAAGCAAATCAAGTAAATGTTGCAGACCAATTTGTTATAATATTTCCTAATGATCGAGCATCAACAGCAGGAGCAACAGCAAATGAGTCTACAAACAATACTGCTACTATATCTCCAGGATACGGGCCTGACGAAGGATTTGTTAATCCAGATCCAGTAACAGGAGGCGCAGTTTCAGGAGCAGGTTTAGAAAACTTTTGGCAAAGCCAAGGCGGACAAGGAGAAGTCCCTCAAAACTTTGATGAATATCTTAATACAATGTCAGGAAATGTTAAACAAGCGAGTGGTTTGGATTTTGCTCTTAAAAAATATGCGGCTAGTAATTTTAGTAATAATGTAATAGGACAAGCAAAAATGCTTGACAGTCCGTTTGAAGGCGGAACACAACCTATGCCGGATCCTGCTTATGTAAGAGGAACTACTTTAGATGCTTATGCCGCTCAAGTACAACAAAATCAAGCAGATAATGTTGCAAGAGAAAAGACAGCACAACAAGCAAAAACTGAAGAATACGAAAAAAGATATGCAATATTTTCTAGAGCAAATAAAAACATGAGACTAGATGGCGGTATTAGAACTTATACTTTTACAGCCGGGACACGATTACAAGAAATTATTGAAGAAGTTTTATTAACAAGTATGTATGGTAGAGAATTGGCTACACAACTTGACGACCTTAAATCAAACGGCGGTATGATCAAATGGTACAAAGTAGAAACAGATGAATATGTTGTACCAAATAATAGTGAAATTGGTAGAACAGGAAAAGTTCCAACTGTACATGTTTATAGAATTGTTCCTTATTTTGTACATCACAGTGTATTTAAAGCACCAACAACAGCAAGTCAAGGTATTCCAGAACTAAAAGCACAAGCCGCAAAACAATACAATTATATCTACACTGGAAAAAACAAAGATATACTTGATTTTGAAATTGCATATAATAATAGTTTTATATACCCAGTTACAGCAGATAAAGGTTCATCAACAGCCGCACAAACTACAGGCGCCGCAGGAACGCAGACAGCATTACCTAAAGAGGCAGTACTAGTAACAAGCAACACACAAGGTAGTTTAGCCGCAGGCGAATCTGCACAAAAGCAAACTGAAGCCGTTAATACAAATTCAGGAAATGCAGGTGGATCAGGAATTGATAATTCTGAAATCGGCATCGCTAGAATGTTTAATGATAGATTATTAAATTCAAGAGTGGATATGGTAACAGTCAATATGACAATTATGGGTGACCCATTTTATCTAGCAGACGATGGCGTTGGAAACTTCCACGGTAAAGAAACTCCTTATACTAATATGATGGAAGACGGACAAGCAAATTTTAGTAACGGCGAGTTGCATATTAATATTTTATTTAGAACACCTGTAGATATTAATGCTGACAAAGGCGATTATACATTTCCAGAAGAATTAATAGTAGTTGATACTTTTAGCGGATTGTATAGAGTGAATACAGTAGTCCATTCGATTAGTGGAAACCAGTATACAACTAGACTACAAATGAATCGATTGCAAGGACAAGATAATCAATCACAAACACAAAATCTTGGTGCTCTTATTAAAACAGATAAACCTGGCGAAGCAATGAATGAAAAAGCAGTTGCTTATGCACAAAAAGTTTCAGACGCGGCTATTGTAACAGGTGCAACTGAAAACTTAGAAGCATACAAAAAAGAAATTGCAGGTTTATTAGGCGGATATCAAGGCCTTGACGAAATTGTTAGAAAGCAAGCCTCATCGCTGGGTCTACCGGCACTTGATGCCTTTGGTAATATTGGTGCTTCACTAGCAAAAATACAAAGTCAAATAGGTGTTGCTGATCTAGGAAAAATAGGTGCAGAATTTAACAACTTAAAAAGCGCCGCAACATCTTTTGCTAGTGAAACATTAAGTCAAATAAATTTAAGCGGTACAGATGTTTTAGGAAAATTTGGCACTAACTTAACAGGTAACATAGGCAATGATGCACTTCTACAAAACATTTCATCAGGCGCAGTTGGACAAACAGTAGCAAACGTTAAAGCACAAATTCCAAATGCTGTAGAACAAGCCGCTTCTGCTAATGTAGAAAAACTAGCCCAGTTAAATAATACGTTGACAAATAATAGAGGACCTCGTTAAAAATGCCAGTATCAGACATTCGCAGAAATAGGCCAAAACCAACACAACAAACAGGTCCGTTTGAAGCAATAATTGTAAACAACTTAGACACAAAGTATATGGGTACTTTGCAAGTTGAATTACTAAAAACTACAGCATCGGGTAACCAACCAGAGCGTTCAGGACAAGTATTTGAAGCAAGTTATTTGAGTCCTTTTTATGGAACAACGCCAGTTAATTCTGCAAGTAAAAATGAAGGTTATAGACACACTCAACAAAGTTATGGATTTTGGGCAGTACCACCTGATGTAGGAACTAGGGTACTTGTTATTTTTGTTGAAGGAAATGCAAGTAAATGTTATTGGATAGGATGTGTGCAAGATGAATTTATGAACTTTATGGTTCCTGGATTAGCATCAACATCTCTATTAAAAGACTTTAATAAAAAAGCACCTGCCGCAGAATACAATAAACTTACAACTACAGAACCAAATAACGAACCAACATCACATAGAAAATCTGCACATTTAGATTTGTTAAAAAATTATATTACAGCAGGTTTAAGTGATGACGAAACTAGAGGACTTACTAGTTCAAGTGCAAGGCGCGAATTACCTAGTGCAGTATTTGGATGGAGTACTCCAGGCCCATTAGATAAACGTGAAGGTGCACCCAGGGCACAAATAGGATTTATAGGCAATAAAATTGATCATCCAAAAAGTAGATTAGGTGGATCTAGTTTTGTAATGGATGACGGTGATGATAAATTTTTAAGAAAAGGTCATCCTAAAGATACTCCAATGGAGTATGCTAATATTGAAGCACAAGAAGAAGGCGGAGATGTTACTAGACCACATAACGAATTATTTCGTATGCGTACAAGAACAGGTCATCAAATCTTAATGCACAATACAGAAGATTTAATCTACATTGCAAATGCAAGAGGAACTTCTTGGATTGAAATGACTAGTAACGGTAAGATTGATATTTACGGTGCTGATAGTATAAGTGTACATTCACAGCAAGATTTAAATTTTACAGCAGACAGAGATATAAACTTAAACGCAGGTCAAGATGTAAACATAGTTGCAAATAAAATAAGAACAAGTTCTCATGATAGTACAAGTATGATTACTGGTACACAGTTTAGTTTAAATTCGGGCAAAGATATTAATATTAATACTAATGAAGATTTAATTCTATATGCAAACCAAAATGGTATGATGGTTGCTGTAGAAAAACAAAACATTTCATCAGGTGATCAACTTTCATTAGGTAGTACAACAGGTATTGGTATTGAAGGTCACAATGAAGTAAAAATTACTACTGATGGAAACTATCATATGAAAGCATTAGGTAGTAGTTATATAAGTGCTGGCGCAGAAATACATCAAACAAGTACATTGAAAACTACAATGCAATCTGGAAATATATTAGATTTAAAAGCAGTTGGTAACTTGCGTATAAGAACTGATGCAGAAGGTGGATTGGCTACTGGCGGCGCATTAAAAATTTACAGTGAAGGCAATAATATTGATATACAAGGAACAGCACCAGTTGCGCCTACAGCACCAACCGAAGCAGTTATACCGCCAGCACCGTTTATTGTAGATCCTACACCACCAGAAATTGCACTTAAAGCAAGTCGTGTTCCACAACATGAGCCTTGGTTTGAACATGAACATTATGATCCTTTAAAATATACACCAGACTTAACTAGAGCAGGAGTTGATCCTCCAGAAACATATCCACCAAGTACTCCAGATACGTTTAACAGAACACCAGGTGGAACAGTAGTTGGTAGTGGTAATCAGCCTAATGCTTACAACTCAAGTGGTGCTCCAGAAGGTAGTGCAAGATTTGATCCTATTGCGGCGGCAACAATTCAACCTGATCCTCCAGCAGTAAAAACTACAAAACAAGAACTATCAAGATTATTTGCAAGTGCATTGTTTGCTGAAGGATTTACAGAAGAACAAGTTTATGCGGCTATTGCAACAGCAGAAACTGAATCAGGATTAACATTAGGTACTGAAAAAGGTTATGGCGGAACTAGCAACGAGCGTATACGTTCAATCTTTAGTAATGCTAGAACAGTTAGTGATGCAGAACTTACAGAAATTAAAAAAGATAAAGCAACATTTTTTGAACTTGTTTACGGTTATACAAGTAAAATTGGTCCTGGTATGGGTAATACAAGAGCAGGCGATGGCGGTAAGTATATCGGCCGTGGACTAATTCAGTTAACAGGTAAAGCAAACTATCAAAGATATGGTAAAGCGGCAGGACTAATAAAAGAAGAATTAGTAGATGCAGAATTAAATCCATTTGGTGTAGAAATTGTAGATGATCCTACTATTTTAATCACAGACGTTGCTAAGTCAGTTGCAGTTACAGCGGCATATTTAAAAGAGCGTTACAAAGATTTTGGTAGAGGAACTCTTGGTAACTTTAGATTTGCTATTGCAGGAACTGAAAGAGGATACGAATTAGGATTTCCTAAAGACCAAGGGTACTTACAAGCCAAACTTTTAACCAACGGCAAGTATGATCCAGATTGGGTTAGAGATCCAAACAACAGAGTTCTTGTTGCAGGCGTAGATCAAAACGATCCAAGGAATGGAGTAGTATAATGGGACAAGTAATTATTCCACTAACACCTACAGTTAACCCAGCAGAAGTTGCTGATAACTCTGATTGGAATGAATCAATTGAGTCAAATAGATTTCCAGATGGGCAATTTGATTTAGAAGGAGATTATCCAAGATCTGGACCCGGCCAACAAGCAGGCAATGGAGGATATGTAAATCCGTCAAACTTACCTGCACTAGATCCAAATATTACACCTGGACCATTACCTGAAGGCCCTGGCTGGGAAAAATTAGATGCATTACTAGCAAATGTTCTTACACAAGATTGGAGAGAACGTGGTAGAGAAGGCAATCCAAGAATATTAGAATGTTACAAAGTTTGTGGCAATGCATATACTAGAGACAGTAGTTCTATGTCCTATGCATGGTGTGCGGCATTTGTAAGTTGGGCATTATTTACAGCAGGCATTCCTACACTACAAACTATGAGCAGTCAAGGTTGGTATAATTGGGGTAGTGAAGTAGATTGGCGAGACACAGCAAATATTAGAAAATGGGATGTCGTAATTTTTAAATCAAAAAAACGCTCCGGCGGACACATTGGATTTGTACAAGAAATTACTTCCAACGGTGTTATAAAAGTATTAGGCGGAAACCAAGGCGATAATGCTAAAGTTTCTAATTATCAATTTAACAGCAGAAGTCAGTACGTAAAAAGTATTAAACGTAATTGGAGTTTACCAACAGAATATGATGTACCTATTGATGGTACTGCTCCAGCAACAGCAGGAACGGATTCAACAGTATAATGCCATTAATAGCAAGAGAAACAGATACAGTAGATACAGGACATGGTTGTACAAGTACAACTACACTAGATGCCCCAGGACAAGCGTTTGTAAAAATACAAGGGCAATACGTTGCTAGATTAGGTGATCCAACAGTATCACATACACACAATCCACCTGTTTGTCCTAGTCATGTAGAATATATTAACGGATCAAGTGCTGTGGTTAAGATAGCAGGGCAACTTGTAGGTAGAGTTGGCGACGGATGTGATGCTGGGACGATAACTAGTGGCGCATCCTTTGTAAACGTAGGAGCATAAATATTGTTATGAGTACTTTAGAGAAAAAATTATACGATAGAATTGCAGTCAAGCCATCACAAAAGCAAAAGCCTGTAGTTACTAGTAAAGCATATAGGGGACTGTCTACAGTTAATCCCGAGAATACCTCTAGTACATTATATGATCTAGCACTTATTAAGCAAGACTTACTTAATCATTTTCATATACGTCAAGGTGAAAAATTAATGAATCCTGCTTTCGGCACTATTATTTGGGACGCCTTATTTGAACCATTTACAGATGACTTAAAACAAGCAATCGCAGAAAATGTTACAACTATTGTTAATTATGATCCTCGTGTGCAAGCAGAAGATATTAGAGTTACAAGTTATGAAAGCGGCATTCAAATTGAAATGGAACTAACATACCTGCCGTATAATATATCAGAAAAACTTAGACTAGACTTTGATGAAAAAGCCGGTCTAACAGCCTAAAAATAACGTTTATAAATGTGATTAGCAAAATTGCTATGATGTTGAATGCTTGGATGCATGTCATTTTCAGCGGGAGGTATGTTTGGATCAAGAATTACAAAACAACTATCATGATCAACATCTATATTATACCAATCGTCTGGACTTGGAATATTGTAAGGATCTTTTAATGTAGGATGAAGATCATGTCGTGCACCTTCTAGTTGATCTTTTAATCGTTGTGTTTCTACACTTAAATGTATAATTTTAGCACCAGTTGCACGTAAAAATCCATCAGTCATTTGTTGTAAAACTAGATTATTGTAATATCGATTATATACACCCATAGGATCTAAATATGTATTTTTTGTAGAATTTTCTATATACTTTTGAAATTTTTCTTCGTCTTCGTTTGTACTTTCTTTAGATTTTTCTAAACCAAATAACTTGTTAAATCCTGTTATTACAGTTTGCCAACCATAATCACTAGCAACAATATTACAAAACGGTACTGACGTTCTAGCAGGCCATTGTAATGATAGTCTACTTAGGTAAGTCCACATCACAATCACAGTATCATCTGGTTGAATATCTTTAGCACCAACTGCACATTGTCTTGATATTTGTTGAAAACACGCACCGCGCCTAGCATGATTTACTACATTCATATCAAGCATTTCGCCAAGTACTTGCGGCCAAGCATATTTGCTAGGTTTGTATAGATGAATATCGGACCAATCAATATCTGGATTAGCATCAATTTCATCATCAGTACACTGATAACCCTGGTCATTAAGTATAGGAGCAACTACGTCTGGTAGAGCAAATCCTTGTGTAATAGAACAGCCAAATGTGTGTAATGTTTTCATATCAATATTTAATACATGGTAATAGTCGTGTATCATAAACTGGCTTGATATAACTTATAAATAAAATACGCACTTATCTAATCTTAATAAATACATGTGTACAAATAAGGAATGAAATATGTCATCTACCGACCGACAAAATAGACTGCTAGTAGCAGAAGATTGGAAGCGTATATACCAGTCTTATCGTAATGCTGATTTCCAAAGTTACGATTTCGACAATTTACGTAGAACAATGATAAACTACCTAAGGACTAACTATCCTGAGGATTTTAACGATTACATTGAATCAAGTGAATATCTAGCACTAATAGATCTCATTGCATTTTTAGGTCAAAACATTTCATTCCGTATAGACTTAAATGCACGTGAAAACTTCTTAGAACTTGCCGAACGTAGAGAAAGTGTTCTCCGTCTAGCAAGATTACTTTCTTATAATCCAAAGCGTAATCAAGCCGCTGAGGGTTTATTAAAAATTACATCAGTAAACACTACTGAAGATGTAATAGATTCAAATAATTTTAATTTGGCTGGACAACAAATTCAGTGGAACGATCCTAGTAACCCACAGTGGTATGAGCAATTTATTAAAGTAATGAATGCCGCACTACCAACAAATGGTACTTTTGGCAAACCTACTAAAAAAGCAACAGTAAACGGTATACCACATGAACAATATAGATTCAATGGACTTAACACTGATATTCCTAAATATGCATTTAGTAAAACTGTTGAAGGACAGAGTTTACCATTTGAAATTGTAAGTTCAGATATTGATAATAATGCACTTGAAGAAGAAATTCCTATTGTTGGTAATAGTTTTGCATGTTTGTATAAAAATGACGGTCAAGGACCTGCAAGTACAAACACAGGATTTTTTGCTACTTTTAAACAAGGCGCATTAGATGAAGGTCAATTCAGTGTACAAAATCCAAGTAGTAATCAAAAAATTGACATTGATGCAACTGATATTAACAACAAAGATGTTTGGCTGTTTAAACTAGACGAACAAGGGCGCGAAGTTGAATATTGGACCAAAGTAGATTCAGTTGAAGGTAACAATGTTATCTATAATAGTCTAAACAAAAATATAAGAAATTTATATTCTGTATTAACTAGAGTGCAAGACAGAATTAGTTTAATTTTTAGTGATGGTGTTTTTGGTAATTTGCCACAGGGTAGATTTAAAGTAGTATATCGTACAAGTGCAAATAAACGTTATACAGTTAAACCTAGTGAAATGTCAAACATACAAATTACTATACCTTATCTAAGTGAAGTTGGAGTTCCAGAAACACTTAGTTTAACATTGCAATTAAAATATACAATTTCAAATAGTAGTTTGAGCGAATCTAATGATAGCATTAAAGCAAATGCTCCTTCAACATATTATACACAAAATAGAATGGTTACAGCAGAAGATTACAATGTTGCACCATTAGCAGTAAGTCAAGAGATAGTAAAAGTAAAAACAGTTAATAGAAATGCAAGCGGAATAAGCAGATATTTTGATTTAATTGATTCTACAGGAAAATATTCAAGTACTAATCTATTTGGAAACGACGGTATAATTTATAAACAAACTACAAATTTGAAAACAAGTTTTAACTTTGTAACTACAACAGATATTGAAAGTGCAATTACAAATACTATTGAACCTATTATACGTGAAAGAAAAGTATATAATTATTATTTAGAAAATTTTACAAAAATTCTTGCTTCTGACTTAGGTGTTTCATGGGTAAGTTCTACTCAAGATACAAATAGAAGTACAGGTTATATTAATGACGATAATGATACTAAATTTAAACTAGGATCGTTTACAGCAAATAATTTAAGATTTATTCAATCAGGAACACTTGTCAAATTTGTTGCTCCAACAGGCTATCATTTTATGACTACTGATAAAAATAAGTTAATGACAGGACCTGCAAATCATCCAGGAGCGGTTGAATATATTTGGACTAAAGTTGTTAGTGTAACTGGAGACGGTACAGTAGTTGGATCAACAGGACTCGGCCCAGTTGTATTAAATGATTTAATCCCCTCAGAAGCAGTATTAACAGAAGTAAGACCAAAACTTGCAAATGTAATTACAGATGCAGTTAAAACACAAATTGTTGATCAGGCGTTTGCAACAAATACATTTGGTTTAAGGTATGATGTTGAAACACAACAGTGGAGAATTATTACTGAAGCAAATCTTGATAGCATATCAAATTTTAGTACAGGTAAAACAGGCGATTCAAGTAATCAAAACTTAGATGCAAGTTGGTTATTGTATTTTAAAACTGATGGTGAACGCTACGATATTACATATAGAACAATGAGATATGTTTTTGAAAGCGACAAAGAAATTAAATTTTATTATGATAGCACAGACAAAATTTTTGATAATAAAACAGGAAGAATTATTAAAGATAAAATCGAAGTATTAAATGTTAATAATAAACCAGATGTAGCAAATCCGTTTACTGTAAGTTATGATTGGGAAATTATTAAAGAATATAGAGATTCAGAAGGATATGTTGATAGTAAACGTATTGAAATCAGTTTCTTTGATGTAGACGATGACGGAGTAATTGATAATCCACAAGGATTTATAGATATTGTTGATGAAGCAACAAACCCTGAAACAAAATATATCTTTCAAAAGAAATATACAACTAATGACGGAGTAGAAGACTTTAGATATGTTGATAATTCAATTGAAGGAATTCAAGTTAAAATAAACTCAGGTGCTATTGGAGCATATAGTCAGTATACAGCAGGACAAGTATTTTTTACTATGGATACTGAATTGTTTTATAAACTAGATGCTACAAAGAAAAATATCAATATTATTAAAGATTATAGAGGATATATTGGGCGTTCTGGATTAAAGTTTAGATATTTGCATAGTGCAGATTATAATCAAAGAATAGACCCTGCGGCAAGTAATATTATGGATGCGTATCTTCTTACTCGTACATATGATATTCAATATAGACGATGGTTACAAGGTGATTTAGAAACAGAACCATTGCCGCCAAGTAGCGATAGTATGTATCGTTCATACGGAACTGAACTTGATAAGATTAAGTCAATTAGTGACGAGTTAATTTATCATCCAGTTAAGTATAAGTCATTGTTTGGAAGAACAGCGGAGACTAGTTTGCAAGCAACATTTAAAGTAGTAACTAACTCAGACGTAGTTACAAACGCTAACGATATTAAGTCAAGAATAATTGAAGCGATTAACATTTATTTTAATTTAGATAATTGGGAATTTGGTGAAAGTTTTTACTTCAGTGAATTATCAACTTTTATTATGAATCAAATGACTCCTGATATTGTTAGTATTGTTATTGTACCAAATGAGCAAAGTCAGTCATTTGGTAGTTTGTATGAAATAAAATCAGAATCAAATGAAATTTTTATTAGTTCTGCAACAGTCGAAAACGTTGAAATTATAGATGCTATTACAGCAAGTAGATTAAGAGCAACAGGCAGTGTTATTACAGCAAGTCAAGAAACAACTAATGCAGGTGTTACAAGTTCATTATCTAATACAACAACTACTACAGGTACAAGTACAGGTAGTTCAGGCAGTTCAGGATCAAGTGGCGGAGGATATAGTTACTAATGGCATACGATGACAACCAAAAAGAGAGTCCATTACCGGTTGGAGATGATAACGACAAGTTTGCTTCAAATAACCTATTACCTAAATACTTTCGTACAAAAAAGAATAAAAAGTTTTTAGATGCTACACTTGATCAAGTATTGCAACCAGGTACTGCACAAAAACTAAACGGATATTACGGTAGACGTACAGCAAAGTCTTATAGAAATACTGACAACTATGTTGGTGATACTTCAAGCACTAGAGAATCGTATCAATTAGAACCATCAGTTGTTGCAAAAGATCTTTATGATAATGTAACATTTTATAAAGATTACAATGATTACGTTAACCAAATAAAAGCATTTGGTGGAAACACTGACAATCATGATTTACTTAATGGTGCAGAATATTATTCTTGGAACCCAAATTTAAATTGGGATAAGTTAACTAATTTTCGTGAATACTTTTGGTTACCAAACGGACCATCAACAATAAATGTTGCAGGACAAAGCACAGATGTAACAAACACTTATACAATTACAAGTATACAAAACGGCAACAATGTTTCTTATGTAATAAACGGAAATCTTGAACAAAATCCTACAATAGAATTATACAAAGGACAAACTTATACTTTTGATATAAGCAGTCCTGACATGCCGTTTACAATACGAACTGAACGCAGTCTTGATGCTAACACTATTTTTGAAACTGGTATTAGCAACGACAATATTGAAGAGGGATTACTTACATTCACAGTACCTTTAAACGCTCCAGCAAGATTATATTATCAAAACAGTAACGATATTAATGCTGGCGGTGTTATTCGAATTGCAGAAGTTGATGAAGCAACAGAAATTAATGTAGAACAAGAAATTATTGGAAAGTCTGAATACACTACTTCTAAAGGAGTAGAACTTCTAAATGGTATGAAGTTAAGTTTTATAGGCGAAGTTACGCCTGCAAAATATGCAACTGGATACTGGATAGTTGAAGGTGTAGGTACTAATATAAGTTTAGTTAATACAGATGAGTTGATAATATCTTTAGCATATTCCCAAGATAAACCAATTGCATTTGATAGTGATAATTTTGATAGTTTGCCATTTGGTAATGCGGCATCTTACAGTGAAACAAAAGATTATATTGTAGTAAATAGAAATTCTCCTGATAAAAATGCTTGGGCAAGAAACAACAAATGGTATCATAGATCAGTAATTGAAAAGAGTGCTGAAATAAATGGTGATATTGTTAAAATAGATCAATCACTAAGAGCCAAGCGTCCAATTCTTGAATTTGATAGTGGTATTAAATTATATAATTTTGGTACAGAAAAAAAACAAGATGTTGACTTAGTTGATACATTTACAACTGATATATTTTCAACTGTAGAAGGTTCAGTTGGATTTAATATTGACGGTGAAAATATTACTGACGGCATGCGTATTTTGTTTACTGCTGATAATGACATTAGAGTAACCGGTAAAATTTATAAAGTAAAATTTATCAAACACAATAATACTGTAAGTCAAATTGCGTTAATTGAAGAAACTGATGCAACTCCGCAAACAAATGAAGTAGTGTTAGTTAAAAAAGGTATTGAAAATGCTGGTAAGCATTATTACTTTAATGGTACTAAATGGGTACTAGGACAATTAAAAACTAAAGCAAACCAGCAACCATTGTTTGATATGTTTGATTCTAACGGTGTTAGTTATTCAGATACTGAAACTTACAACACATCTACGTTTAAAGGTAACAAAATTTTTAGTTATAAAGTTGGTACAGGAACTAATGATACAGAATTAGGATTTCCAGTAACGTACCGAGCATTAACTAATGTAGGCGATATTACTTTCAACTTTGATATGTTAACAGAGAAATTTACACATCAAAGTTTAACAGACACGTTTACTACTAATACTGAACTAGGATTTTTGCGGAAGTATACTTCGTTAAATGCATTTACTTATAAAAATGGATGGGAAAAAGCAAAAGATTTATCAACCCAAAAAGTAATTAGACAGTATAATATTACTAGCGGAACTACACAAGTTGAAGTTGACATGTATGATAAGGCTGGTGATTTAAATGATTTAAATGTTACTGTACTTTTAAATAACAATCATTTTTATGACTATACACTTTCAAGACAAGATGGAAGAGCATTTATAGTATTTGATAGTTCGTTAAGTGCAGGCGATAATATTATTTTAAAAACTAAATCAGCAACTAAGAAAAATGACAACGGTTATTATGAATTTCCAATTAATCTAGAACACAACCCAAATAATGTAAACTTAACTACTTTCACATTAGGTGAAGTGAATGATCATGTGTTTAGTATGATTGAAGACTTAGACAACTTTAGTGGAGTATTTCCTGGAAACAGTAACTTAGCAAATTTAGGTAATATTAATACTGTTGGTAAAAAGTTTGTACAACATTCGGGCCCAATTAATAATCCTCTTTATCACATTACTACAAAAGAAGCAAATGTAATCAAAGCAATTGATTCTGCTAAAGAACAATTTAGAACTTTTAAAAGATCGTTTTTACAAGTAGCAGAAAATTTAGGCTTTGATGGCCAAACTAAAGAACATGTTGATAGAATTTTAAAAGAAGTATTAAAAGACAAAACAACAACCGACCCGTATTATTTTAGTGACATGGTTCCTTTTTTAGGAAATAAAAGATTAGAGTTCACAGTTTACGATACTGAGAATACTTTCTTTAGTTTGTCGCAAGTATTTGATAAAACAAAACTAAGCAATAAAGCCGTAACAATTTATCAAAACGGAGCACAGTTAGTACATGGTAGAGATTATACTTTTAATAGTGATGGTTTTGCTGTAATTACAGCAACTAAAGCAGATGGTGATAAAATTGAAATTTTTGAATATGAAAGTACTGATGGATGTTACATACCAAGTACACCTAGTAAATTAGGATTATATCCTTCTTACGTTCCGGAAATTTATGAAGATAATACTTACAGAACTCCTACAAATATTATAAGAGGTCATGACGGAAGTAAAACTATTGCATTTAATGATTATCGAGATAATTTAATTTTAGATCTTGAACGTAGAATATATAATAATATTAAAAGTGTATATGATACTACTAAAATTGACATACATGATTTTACTCCAGGAAAGTATAGAAACACTAAATTTGATCTAAACAATATTAATCATGTTTTACTAAGTGACTTTGTTAAGTGGAGCGAAAGTTTAGGCGGGTTAGATTATACATCAAATACATTCTATGAATTAACTGATAGTTTCACTTATAACTATTCTTATATGTCTGGTCCAGACGGCGAATCATTAACAGGCTTCTGGCGTTCAATATATAGACATGCATACGATACTGATTCTCCGCATACATCACCGTGGGAAATGTTAGGCTTAACTACAAAACCTAAATGGTGGGACACACAGTATGGAGCGGCTCCTTACACATCAAATAATTTAATTCTTTGGGAAGATTTACAAGAAGGTAAATTAGCAGAGCCTAATCAACCTGTAAAATATTTGGACAAGTATAAAAGACCAGGGTTACTAAATCATATCCCGGTTGATGAAGATGGTAATTTATTAAGTCCATTACAGTCTAAGTTTGCAAAAGAATATATTTCATCATATACTAAGTTGGGATTTAAGTTTGGAGATCATGCTCCTACAGAAAATGCTTGGAGAACTAGTAGTGATTATGCTTTTAGTCTTGTTAAATCACAGTTACTAAATCAGCCTGCAAAATATATGTCTCTAGCATGGGATACATCACGAATTAGTAAAAATTTAGCAGGCCAATATGTATATAATGAAAACAATCGTTCAATATCTTTAGCAAGTTTAGTCTTTAGTAATACATATGGAGATACTAAAAGAGTCTTTACAAGTGGATTAGTAGACTATATTATAAACTATACATTAAGCAACAGTGCAATCTCAACTAGTAATTATAAAGAACAAGTAAAAAGTTTAAAATATCAACTAGGGGTTAAACTAGGTGGTTTTACTGATCAGGAAAAACTAAAATTTGTTTTAGATAGTAGAACTCCTTTTAATCAAGGTAATGTATTTTTACCCAAAGAAAATTATCAAATATTTTTAAATAAAAGTTCACCAATTGATACAGTTTCGTACAGTGGAGTGATTGTAGAAAAGCAATCTTTTGGATATGTAGTAAAAGGTTATGATCGTGCAAATCCAATATTCAAAATACAAACAGCGAGAAAAAAATCAAATGATCCCGCAGTTAATGTTGGTGGAGTTAGTGAATCGTTTGTAGAATGGGATAGCAATAAACAATATACTGTAGATAAATTTGTTAGACACGTAAATTCATTTTATAGGGTTACAGTTGAGCACACATCAACTGAAAATTTTGATACTGCAAAATTTGTAAAACTAAGCGACTTACCAATGCGTGGTGGTGCTACAGCAATACTTAGAAAAGATTTCAGTAATAAAATAACCGAAGTTCCGTATGGTACAATATACGACGATGTTCAAGATGTAGTAGACTTCTTGTTAGGTTATGCACAGTATTTACAAACAGTAGGATTTGAATTCAACTACTTTAATACAGAAACAGGTGTTGTTGAAGACTGGAAATACAGTACAAAGGAATTCTTATTTTGGACTACTCAAAACTGGGCGGCAGGAACAATTATTGCTCTAAGTCCAAGCGCCAACCAAATTGAATTTACTAGAAAATTTGCAGTAGTTGATAATTTATTAGATAATTTTTACGATTATTCAATGCAAGTAAGCAACGGTACTGCACTAGAACAGACATTTACAAGACTTACAAGAGACGGCAACACGTTTGCTGTTAATCTTTCTAATACTGCTGAAGGCATCTATTATATTCAATTACCTTTAGTTCAAATAGAACACGTTGCTTTGCTTGATAATACGTCAGACTTTAAAGATGTAATTTATTCACCTGCATCAGGATACAGACAAGACCGTGTTAAGGTTTTAGGATACAGAACTGCTGGATGGGATGGAAGTTTAAATATTCCAGGGTTTGTATTTGATCAAGCAGAAGTTACAGAATGGCAAGCCCTTAAAGATTATGCAATTGGCGATACAGTTCGTTACAAAGAATTCTTTTATTCAGCAAAAAATAAAATTGCAGGCGATTCAAAATTCAAAGCAGACGAATGGAATAGACTAGATAGCCGTCCTGAAACAAAACTTCTTACAAACTTTGATTATAGAATTAATCAGTTTACTGACTTTTATGATCTTGATAGCGATAATTTTGATAACGAACAACAGCGTTTAGCACAGCATTTAATAGGTTATCAAAAACGCCAGTATTTAGAAAACATCATTAATGATGATGTAAGTCAATATAAATTCTATCAAGGTTTCATTCAAGATAAAGGTACCAGAAATAGTATTGACAAATTATTTGATGCGTTAGCAAGTGCTGATAAAGAGTCAGTTGATTTTTATGAAGAATGGGCAGTAAAGAATAGTCAATATGGTGCTACTACTAATTTTGAAGAAATTGAATGGCAGTTAGACGAGTCTAAATTTAAAATATCTCCTCAACCAATCGAATTGGTAGAAACTGTACCAGCATCAACAGATTTAATATATAGAATTCCAAATTATGATGTGTTTTTAAAGCCTAACAATTATGACACAAATAAAATTCCTACCAAATATACTAACGACGAATATGCTAAAACTGTAGGATATGTCACAGGTGAAGATGTTAGTAGAGCAGTATTAACAAAAGACGGAATTATAAATTTTAATATAAGTGACGTGAATAAAGATGATTATATCTGGGTGGCTTCAGATAATCAAACATGGAATGTTTTACAACATACTGAAACTAATTTAAGAATAAAAGAAGTAAGCCCTGTTGGTAATACAATTACACTTACTTTAAACTTTACTGCTAGACAGATTGCTGTAGGCGATATATTTGGCATCACAAACGCAAATACAGCGTCTCTAACTGCTCTTGATGGATTTTATAAAGCAACTGATGTAAAAGGTAACAAAGTAACTTTTGAAACCGAAAAACAAGATTGGTTAGAAATTGACGAAACAATTGAAATTAGTGGCACAGTAACAATTTTTACAAGTCAACGCACAGCAACAATAAATGCCGCAAATAAAAACATTACTGCTAATTTAAGTTCTAATGAACTTGTTTGGATAGATGACGACGATAATGGTAAATGGACAATTCTTAAAAATACGCC